GTCCCGGTAAATTTATTCAGGAACGGCGCAAGCAATGCCTTGTCAGCAACAAAGTTTGCGGTGGCTTCAATCGCTGTACCAATGGCAGCACTTGTGTACGCTTTGTCTTTTGCCTCGGCGTCACTGAATCCAGCTTTTTTGGCTTTGTTGTAGGTGTCTTCAGCGGTGCTTCCAAATGTTTCAAAAACGGAGCCCACAGCGCCAATCGTAGCAATAACTCCTTTTGCAGCCAAAGTGGTGCCGCCAGTCATCAAAGCTACACCAATTTGCAGGGCTGTCTCAGGCAAACCCTCTACAACTTCAGAGCCTGCAATGTCAAAAAAACCTATTTTGTTTTTGGAAATTGCAGAGCCAAGAATTTTATTTTTCTCAATCCAGTCATCCGTTTCGTCAGCAAGTTTTATGGCTTGAGACATGCGATTTTTTTGCACATCAAGGCCGTAAATATCGTTGCCCTTTGCATAGGTTTCTATTTCCTTGCCAAGCCGGATTGCGGCATTGTCAAAGTCAAAATCCCCTGTTATGGCGGCATAGGTCTTGCCTGCGTTGGAGAGGAAGTTACCAAGGCCGCGCTGAGTCGTGCCCAGAGCTTGCGCAGTCATAGCCCCAATGGTGTCCATGGTGCCACGAGTTCCTGCCTCCATAAGGCGCTGGGTCTCAGCCGGAGTTTCGTCAGTGGTTGGCTTGAGGTTTAAGAGCCGCTGAGTTTCTGCCGCAGACTGGTTGACAGAGTTAGCCAACACAGACTTGGCTTTGTCATCCAGCTTGTACGTTTTCCCGTCCGGCCCAATAAACTTTTCTTTGCCGTTGGCAAGGGCTAGTGTTGCGGCAGTTGTTATGGTCGATGACCTTGATGCGTCAAACGTATCCTTGGGCATCACGTTGGTGGTGTACTGCTTACCATTCCATGTAAACGTCTTGCCAGCTCCAAGCTCTTTTCTGGCAGCAGCAAATGCTTCGTTGAAGGTTTTCTTCTCCTCTACATTAGCGCGAGCTTCAGCCTCTTTGACAGGAGAAGGCTGAGTGAAGTACGTGAGGTTTTTGTCCTTGTGTGTAAACGCATTGAACCCGGCAGCTTTTGCAGCAGCCGCAGCTTCTTGGGGAGTTTCGTATTGAGAACCGTCAAACGTGGTTGCGGCAATATCTTCTGCGTTGATGCGATGAGTCTCGGCCATAGCCCTTGCGCCATCCTCAGAGGTCATGAGCATGCTGTCCATAAACTCTTGCGGCACAGGACCGGTATTACCCGTGTCCTTCCAGAACTGCTGAGCCTCGTCTTCAGTTACCCAGTTCTTGTCCTTAATAATGTCGTTCTGCTTCTTGATGATGTCGTTCTGCTCTTTGACGTGCAAGTTCTGGAGTATGTTTTTGCCTTGAGCCTCAGAGCGCCCAAGCATGTCCATGGCCTCGTCACTTGCCAGCCACTCCGCTGTAGGCTCCTTGCCGTACACCGCCTTGTAGGATTCAGCCAATTCATTGGAGTCAAATGTGTCTTCGTCGTAACGAATGCCCGACAGATCGCTGTTCTTGGTAGCCTCGTTTTCCGGCAACCCAATTAACTGCATGTACTCAAACTCAGTGGGCTCCCGGCCAAGGATGCCACGAGCAATATCCTTGGCTTCGGCCTCTGTGGTTTCTTGCTTGTCAGTGTACAGATCGGGAGTTACCTTGTCGCCATAAGTTAGCTTGGCCGCCTGTTGCGTAGCGTAATCAGCCCAACCAGCGTCCTTTGCTGCCTTGTTGTCTTTCTCTACTTTGATCTGCGCATTTGCAGCAGAAATTGCCGAGTTAATCAAAACTTGATCAAGAGGCTTACCAGAAATAATACTGGTCATCGCGGTCTTTGCAGCCGCTTTCTCTGCGCTTGATAAGTTCTCAAAGCCATCTATGCCTTTTGCCATGAAGTCCACAGCACCCGACACACCGCCGGAGACGGCCCCGGACAGTAGCGCATCTGAGATATCTTGCCCAGTCAGTATTGCTTTTGTTGCCGATGTAGCAGCAGTTTGAAATGATCTAGTTAAAACGCCAGATGAATCAATTCCGTTTAGGTACGAAGCGCCATCTTTCATAAAATCTGCGCCGGGAATGTTTGAGACCGCCAAGCTGATGGCGGCACCCTTAATGGCGTCTTCTAAGTCCCCCCCGCTCAAAAGTTGAATTGCCATTTGAGCGGCAATCTGCTGCGGAATGGACAGCCCTCCTGTGGCAACCGCTATGGCGATCTGACCAACAGGGCCAAGGTCTTGCATGAGGTTGGCTAAGTCGTTGCTCGACGCATAACTTGTATAGAAGATGGGCATGCCATCCGGCGTGAACTGCACGCGGTAGCCCGTGTTTCCTTTGCCCGCAAACGTGCCGCCCCAAGCGTTACCTGTTTGACGCTCGCTATATGTGTTGGGTACGGACTGATTTGTAAGTTTGTTGCCGTAAACAGATTGACCGGTTGCCGCAATTGGGACGCCATTATCAAACTCAACTTTTGCTGGATCAACTGGAGTGAATTGCCCACCATCCATGTAGCCGTACTGCGTTTGAACATTTTCTTTGCCGCCGGGAACTGGCACCTCTGTTCCAGCCTTTCTATCGCTGGGGCCTAACGTATAAGCCCAAGTTCCATCTTGCGTCTGATACGCGGGGCGACCACTGTATGAGTGGTAAGTATCTAGCTGTTCATATTGCGGGATTTGACCAAACTGACGGATATCAGTGATACCAATACTTGTCAAAATACGCGCCATATCCTCCGCGTTGGCCTGCGCGGAACCATGCCCCTGACCAGACCATTTAGAGGTAATTCCCTGCCCTAAAATTTGCTGAACAATCCGGTCTTTATCGGCTTGTGTGGTTTCCTTGCTTGGGCCTTTATAGGATGTTTTTGAACGGAGTATTTTTTCCCGGGGAAGAGGGGCATCCCCTGTGTTGGGGCCTCCGGGCGATCCATCGGCAGAGGGTCCATCGGCGGCAGTTGAGCTGTCTCCTGTGCCGCCATCCCCGCTATTGCCATCTCCGCCAGCAGCGTTGCCACCACCGGGAGCGCCAGCGCCAGCACCAGCAGAACCACCGTCGCCCGTGCCAGCCGCTCCGGGCCCAGCATCACCTCCAGCGGCAGAGGAGGCAGCACCCGTGCCGCCATCTCCACCATCACCACTGGCGGCAGCACCACCATCGCCCCCGGCGGCAGCACCGCCATCACCGCCCGCAGCGCCCCCTCCATCAAAGTAGACGGTAGGCCAATTGACATCTGGAGACGCCACCAAACCAGCAGCCATTAACCGGCTAATAATATCGTTGTTCATTTCAGTGGTATCCCCGCATCAATGCGCTCTTTACACTTAAAGCACGTACCGCAAACGCCGCTAAAACAGGTCAAGACAAGCGGCTTAACATCGTCAGGAATGATTTCCCACTGTTGAGCTTTGGTCAAGTGCGACAGTGGAGTCTGCAACCGGTTGTCCCCAGTCATAACTCCCATAAATGTTTCCATTTGCCCCCTCATTTGAGGGTTAACGGCTGTAGTGTCCTCGTTGTTCAGACCGTAATACAGGTTTTTAACCTGCGGGTTGTACACGGTCAGCATGCCGAGAAAGAACGAGATATACCAACGCTGAAACGAATACTTGTACTCTGGCGTTTCGTTACGGATGGTCCCCAAGTTGGTCATCTGGAGGTCTATCTCCATCATGGGGACATCCATCTTTTCGGCAATCAACCGAGCGTTAATCCGCTGAGTTGCAAGCCACACCTCAATCGGGCCATACGGCGGCTCCGGCAACGATAGCGCAAAGTTAAACGCCACAAATTTCTCACCAGTCCTCTTGAGGTGCGCCATCAACGCAGTAGACTCAACGCCCCCTGAAAAAGCAAGAATTCCCGTGTAGTCATCCAAGGGAATTGTGGCAACTTCAGGCGGGAGTGGAAAGTAATTCATCTTTGTCATTTTGATCTAAGCGATGGCTTAGCCAACTTTCCAGTTAGTGCCGTCTGAATACACCGGAACAGCCACTGCACCACCACCAACCACAGTAGCGCCAAATGTTGGAGCCGTTGCATCAGACACAAACGCCCTTGTCCCAGAGCCAGACTCCGACGCGCTTGGCAGGTCTGCTACGAGAAAGTTTGTTGTCGCGGCAAGCTGGCTTAGTGTGGCCTGTACTTGGTTGAAATACAGACGCAAGATGTTGTTCAGTTGATCCTGATACTGCCGATTAAATTCCTCGGGAGACAGGGGTAGCGCAGGCGAAGCGAAGATTTGTATTGCGGCCATATCAACGCCTACCGTCAGGTTTGATGTCAATTCGCGGCACACCAAGCTGCCATGTTGTACCCAGTCGGCTGGAGTCCACCTTAAAGATAAGCTGCCTGCCGCGCACACGGATGTAGACCTGCCCCGTGAACTCTTCAATTGGAGCTGTGGCGATACGTTGAATCTCAGCCGAGCTGGTCCCGTTTGTGGATGCTGGAGTCGTAAACCCGGAGCCAGAGTTCCGCATCGGGATCAGCGTCATGTTGCACTGAGGCGTCAAAGCGCCCGTTGAGCCCCGGAAGGTTATGTCCGGAAGTACGCGCCAAATAAAGCCAAAGTTGTGCCCGTCATCAATATCAAACTCAGACGAGCCAATTGACGCCGCAATAGGTAAAGCAGTTCCCGTTTCATTGTCATCCACACCATCCTCATGGTTTACTAAATTACGCGTGTACGTTGCAGCCAAAGGGTAGTCCCGCAAGCCCGAGTCCAGCCATGCCGTGCGACCCAAAGCGCCGTAGTACCAAATGTCTTCCACGTAGTTGTAGACCACATACTTGTCCACCACGTTACTCCCGGCAGAGCAGTAGAACCACCAGACCTCATTGAAGCCCTCGTTGGTGCTGGCAAACACCTGTTGATTCTGCAATTGATTGATGTCACTGAAGATGTACTGACGCAGATCACAACGCAGAGTCTGGGTACGACCGTCATACTTGTAGAACTTGTCCACGCCCATCCAGTAAATAACACCAGAAGCCACAGCCTTTGCGTTTTGCCCGTAGATGGAAATATTGCTTGCCAGAAGCTGGGTGCTCCACACCGCAGGCACACCCACATACTGAAGCGAGTAAATGGCAGAGTCTGTCCACGCCACAATTTCCTGTCGGGTCTGCAGGCAAGTAATCAGCTCGGAGCCGTCAGACAACTGAATGCTTCCCGCCTGCCCTGTTGCGGCAGGGGTCCAATCTGCAGCCGACTCTTGATCCGACCAGCGAATTAACATTGGATTTTGAGCTGCGCTGCCAATTTCATTACAACCAAATGCAAAAACAAACCGGCTAACGTCCGAGACAAAAATAAACTTCTGTACGGTTGGAACATCTGACGCGCCACCCAAAGACGACAACAGAACCCCTCGAGTACCAATCCCCGCTGTGGCATCCCAGTAGTAAATCGCCCCATCGCGAGGTGCAAAAACCAAGTCCTCGCCAAAGTTAATTTGATTCCAAAGACGCAAAGGAGCTTGAGAGGTTCCGCCTGTTCCCCAAGTTCCAGCACCCCAAGTGCCTGAGCCCCAGCCCGTGGTGGGGATTTGAAACTCAGGACCGACGTTAATTTGATAAGCGGTAGTTACCGTGCCACCACCGGGAGAGCCTGACGCATCAGTGGCGTTAGCGTTTACACCAACATTGATTGTGTATGAGTTACCACTCACGACTGTGACTTGGCGCTCTTGGTTGAGCACCGTTGCGGTAATGTCTCCACCCAGACCCGTAGCCCCGCTGTAGGTCACAAAGTCCCCGGTCACGCAGCCGTGGGCCGCGTCTGTTACCGTAATGATGGGAGAGCCGTTGGTGGCAGTGAAGGGGTTTGTGAGGGTGACGGTATCCCGGATGGGCGTAATGTCGTAATACGCACCGCCGCGCTCAATGTAAAACTTCAAGTTTGTGCCAACACCAACAAGGTTCAACCCGCCAAGTGTCACCCAATTCCACAAGGACCTACACGCACCAAGGAACGTGTCGGCAGAAATACGCTGCCATCCGCCAATCTTCTCGGGCATGCCTGAGCGGAACCTAACCTT